TAAATAAACTGAAATTGCTTGCATAATGACTATTTATAAGAATGAGAATAACTGAAAACTTGCAGGAAAACTTTCCGTTTATCAGCGTAATAAACCACGTAAACCAAGAATACGTGGGCATAATAATCAACCAAGATGCCCAAGTTACTAGCATATATGATTATGCTGCCATTCGCACAGATGAAGAAAAACAGCGTTTTTTAGAACTAGGCGAAGCGTGGTGGTGGGAATCGAATAGACAGATCCCTATTAATATTTTCTTACTTAGAGAAATTATAGATTTTCGTTATGCTATTAGAAACTTCAGCACTAAAGATGTAAAAGTATTACTAGGACCTTGCACTAGTTTAAATGACATCATAGTTAAGCGAATCAAACGTAAATCTATAACTTTAGTTAGAAAAAGTCCTTAACTAAATTCATAGCTAATCTGCTCACAGATTAAATTCATCTGAACAACAATAGCCATAGCATATGCCGTGGCATGTGATTTCTTAAAGTAGTATTCATCATTCGCCGGTTTCGTCCAAACTTCCGTCATCACCGTAGTCCAGTCTTTCCCAATCAGATAACGTTTCGCTGGTCGTATCATTGCTAGTATGGCCGCCAGTTGTTCCACACTCGTTGGTTTCATTTGCCTTAATATAGAACCATGCCCGTTTACGTGAAAGAGCAAGTTGACGAAGTCGTCTTGTTCTAGAAGATCCCATAGTGGCTCCCTTGACATTAGTTCAATGAGATGTTCTTCATCGCGAACACCTTTGTATATGCCTACATTAAGAAAATCTATCTTAAAGTATCCTTGCTCTTCTGCTTGATCGTATGGAATGGAACAAAGGCCTGTAACAGCGTTAACTGGAACTTCGTGGAAATACACTCCGGTATTATGTTTTGTTAATTTACCAGATTCTTCTCTACTTGCACGAATATGATCAAATAAATCTAATACTTGATCTCTATCTATAAAGTCTATGTCAATGTCGGGCATGTTTTAAGTTTTTTCCAATCTAACGAACCGTCTGTTCCATAACCAGTATAACGCTCTCCTGTCTCTAAGTCAATCAATAACCACTTTTCTGGACATTTTGTTTTGACTGTTAATATTTTTGGTTCTTCTAGTTCAGGAACTTCTTTTCCATCTAATAATTTTCTCATTGTAATCTGGTGCTCTGAAATAATAATAATGGTAGAGTTTCTGCTAGAAAGTCAGCATATTCTTCTGCATCTTCTGCATCTTCAAATCCTGTGAATTTTACATAAACTGCAGGTTGATCGTCAGTTGTTGACATAACTTCAATGTCGATATCGTCTCTCGAAATGTATTCTTCATTTTCTGCTAATTCATCTACCTCTACAACAATCTCTTTTTTCTTAGGCATTATAATATTTTCGCCTCCTTGATAACATCCTTAACTAATTCAACATCTGCAGGCAATGACTTAAATCTTATAATCCAATGTTGTAGATCGATCATCGGAGAAACAATATCTAATTGTTCGTCATTCATACGTTTCAACATATCCTTACCTGACTTGGTATTTAATAGGATCCAAGGACTTATCAAACCTTCTTTAATATCATGTGTAGCTCTATTGAGATTTACGTAGGCAAAGTAATGTTCCCACGGACTATTATTCTTTTCACCCCAATCCATCATAGTTTGAATGGTTCGCTGAATAGCACCATCGGCTGGTTCTTTTTTGATTAATTCTATTAGATACTGCCCATACAATTCGTCTCGGCACCAGTGATCAAGTTTAATTCCGCTTTTTACTACATATTCTATAAAACGTTCGGGATATATAGGAGCTTGGTTTACCAAGAAGCTACCAAATTTTACAAAAGCAGTATAATAAGGACTTTTTACAAATTCTTCGAATGACTTTGGCGTCCTGGATTTTTGTGTTAGGTCATAAAATTTTTGAAAGGTTAATAACCCCATTTGAACATGCTTCTCGTCTTTTGCCAGATATCTACGTTTTTGTTCACAGATATGAACAAACAAAGTTTTTTCTTTGGCAAACGCCTTACCGCAATGTTCACACTTAAAATTTAATTCCATTGATTTCTTTTTTATCCCAACCAAGAGATTCGCAATATTGTTTGATTTCTTTGTCTGTTGTAATAGCTGCGAGTGTTTCAATGTCGGACCTTTTCATATTAGGAAATAAATTAGCTAAAAATTCTTCTTTCTTATTTTTTTCTCTTTTTAGAGGAATCCATTCGTGGAATTGAGGTTTTCGACTTTCGTGACCGCACGACACTAAAGTCAGCCATTGTAGTTTTGGATGTTTGGAAATTTCGTTCCAGTTTTTATTGTAACGTTCATTTACTAACAGAAGATAATGTTCTTGTAATTCTCTGTCGCTGGTTTTGACACTGCTAATATAACGATTAAGATTCCAAAGATCACCTTTGATTTCTTTTCGCCCGTCTTCAGTGGCGGCATCCCATAATTCTTTTAATCCCATATCCACTGCAGGGATCATGTCTTTAAATAGATCTACGTGTTTATTTTTGCCCATGGTCTTTACTCAATTGATATATTAGTATAGCACGATCTAGGGCAGATTGCAAGGCCTTATTTGTTTTTGCTTCTCTTCGAATATCACCCCAAAGTTTATCCTCTTTGATGTGTTCATATAACGGACGACCATCATCAGTTCTTGGATCAATCTTATTTTCATATTGATACCCAATTAACTTTCTTTCAGTTTTACCAACTTCTCTAGCGTAGATTTCTTCGCCATTGCGTTCGTAAACATACGTGGCGCCTGGTGTTAACGATCCCATTACAATAACTCCGGATTACCCGTTAATGATAACTCGCCTATTCTGTTATGATATGCCGGGTGTAGTCTTACTATTGTAGGGGTTGTAACAGAAATGTCAACCAACGCATCACCAATCTGCTGATCTGCGGGCACAAATCCATTTTGACTAATCCAGTCTACAATTTTTTTAGCAGCATGTGGTTTTATGATGTAGCCGTATGCTCCCCTCATATAATTTCCGGTTTGATTTTTTTCTAAAAACTTTGCTTGACTGTTATGATATTTTGAAATTTCTAATGGTTTATCTTTTTCTTCTTCTATTAATTGTTCGTATGCTTTAGAGTATGGATCAAGGTTATCCAATTTTAAAACATCATTAAACTGATCTAATATACCGTCTGGAAGAGATCTTATAAAGTAACCGTCGTGTTCTAATATTATATAGGGAACATTATCTTCAACACATTTATTCCACAAATAATAATGGCTAAGAAAGCAACCAAAAACACCTGCACGACCTTTTTTGAATTTATAGCGTGGTTTGATTCTTAATTGTTTTAAATGTGCTTCGTATTCTTTACCGTTGATAGCATCAAAGAATTCAACTCGTATTCCGTATTCGGCGGCACGTATAACACAGTCGTTAGCGTGTGTTTCTGATATCTGATTGTTCTTTAATCGAATTATAAATGATTTCATTTTTAAACAGAGTATTTAATGATATAAATATCAGGTAAAGGATAAACTATATGAATATACTTATACCAATGGCCGGCCTAGGTTCGAGATTTCCTAGTCATACATATCCGGTTCCGAAACCATTAATAGAAGTGAACGGAAGGCCAATGATATCTAGAGCTATTACAAGTTTAAATCTAGAGGGAGATTATTTCTTTGTCATTGCTAAAAATCAATATACTGATTTAGTAAAAGAAACGATCCTTGCTCTTAAATCAACTAGCAAATTTATCGAAATTGATTATATTACAGAGGGCCCGGCTGTTAGTGCATTATTGTTTAAAGATTTAATTAACACCGATGATGAGTTAGTCATAGCAAACTGCGATCAGATAATGGAATGGAACAGTGAAAACTTTCTCCATAATGTAAGATTATATGATGGTGCAGTTGTAACTTATCATACAGATACAGACAAAAACAGTTATGCTAGATTAGACGAAAAGGGTTACGTTGTAGAGATACGAGAAAAAGAAGTAATAAGTAATGTAAGCCTCAACGGAATCCATTATTGGAAAAAAGGAAAATATTTTGTTAGCAGTGCTGAAAAAATGATAGACTTACAAGACAGAGCGCCTAATGGAGAATTCTATATTGGACCTACATATAATCACATGATTCGACAAGGATTAAAGGTAGGCATCTATCATATTCCTAATGCACAACATCATCCGGTTGGAGTTCCAGAAGATTTAAAAAGATATCTAGATCATGAAAACAAGAAAAATTGACGAGATGTGGCGTGGTTGGTTTATCGGAGACTTTGACCCGTCAATATTAAAAACCAAAGATTTCGAAGTCGGACTGTTGACTCACAAAAAAGGCGAAGTATGGCCTAAACACTATCACGTGATTGCAACAGAATATAATTTATTAATCAGCGGGTCTATGACAATATGCGGCCAAGAAATTGTTCCCGGAACGATTTTTGTGTTAGAGCCAAATGAAGTTGCAGATCCAATTTTTCATCAAGACTGTCAGGTGCTATGTGTTAAAGTGCCTAGTATAAAAGGAGACAAATATGAAGTTTTTTAAGGATAGAAGTGAATTAGATTTAAATCGTTATTACATAGCAACATACGAAATGTCTAGTTCTGCTAACCTAAGAGATGCCGCTTGGAATTTGGCTATCGGTCAAAGTGTGGGTAATCCTAATGTTAGAAACGAATGGGAGACTGACGACCTATTCGAAAATCACAGTTGCTTAATTGTAGGTGACGAAGGATTGTTGAAAACTCAAACTGAAGGAATCGTAGAAATTGCGTTTCCTGTAGTTAATACCGATTGGGAAACTGATGGTATAAGTCACATGTTATGTCAATTAATGGGTGGCCATGTTGATATTGATATTGTAACTAAATGTCGTTTAGTTAAATTAGAATTACCAGAAACAGTAACTAAGCATTTTCTAGGACCTAAGTTTGGTCTTACAGGTATGCGAGAGTTAACAGGTCAATATAATAAACCTTTCTTTGGTAGTATCGTTAAACCTAAGATAGGCATCACGCCAGAAGTTTTATTAGAGATGGTCAAGCAGATGGTAGACGGCGGTGTTGATTTTATCAAAGAAGACGAGATCATGGTTAACCCTGCATGTGCTCCGCTTGATCGCAGGGTAGATATCATCGCTAACTATCTAGCGAAACAAAGTCGAAAAATTGTATTCTGTCATACGATCAATTGTGATCCACATATTTTAGTAGATCGTGTTAAACGTGTTCATGAGCTAGGCGGAACAGGAGTTCATATTAATGTATTCAGCGGATTTGGTGCATACAATAGTATTCGAAAGTTAGATCTACCGCTATATCTACATTATCAGAGCAGTGGTGCGAAAGTAACCACTGACAAATCTCATAGATTTAGCATTAGTTGGCCGGTAATGTGCCAACTAGCTACTCTAAGCGGAGCAGATACTATTCAAACAGGTATGGTTGGCGGCTATAGCAATGATGATCCCGAAGAGATTAAAACCTGTATAGAAATTTTAACTAAAGGTAACACAGTTCCTGCACTGAGTTGTGGAATGCATCCGGGGTTAGTTAATAAAGTAACAGAAATAGCAGGTATAGACTATCTTGCCAATGCAGGAGGTTCCGTTCACGGGCATCCGGGAGGAACGAAAGCAGGAGCTACCGCTATGAGACAAGCGGTAGACGGCATTGGTGGAGAGGAATACGATATTGCTATTAAAAAATGGGGATTGATTCAATGAAATGGGAAGAAGATCTAGTTAAAGATATTAGGTTCAACGATTATAGAGACGATCTCGATTGGCCATTTGTCGATAAACGATTTTGTTTTGAAGAAACAGGTTTACCGATGTTTCCGTCAAGGTCACGAGATTTAGAAGATTTTAGTGTTCATAATCAAATGAGCCTATTACCTAGATTTTTATCCATTAAAGAAAACTGCCGATGCATTGTTGAAATTGGAGTTAGCAGAAGTAAAAGGTTTAACAATACTAGCACATCAATCTTTCTTAATAACAAAAGAGATGATACACATTATCTAGGAATAGATATTGAAGATAAGACATATCTCAACAATATAGATTTAAACATAAACACCATTCAAACACGCAGCGAACATATAGATGTTGTTATGGAAAAATTAAACAGCATGGGTGTTGATAGAATTGATTTTTTATTCATCGACGGATGGCATAGTATAAATCAAGTGCTAGCGGAGTGGGAATATACAAAATTATTAAGCGATACAGGAGTTGTTGGATTTCATGACACAGCGTATCATCCTGGTCCACATTTTTTTATTAATAATTTAAATCAAGATAAATGGAATGTTATGAGTAATGCTTGTGCTGATATTATAAATGATTACGGAATAGGCTTTGCATGGAAAAAAATATAAAAATTTTTATTTTAACATATAAAGCACCAGAAGATTTAAAAAATAATTTAACTTCTCTTTTTAGCAGTAATGCTCCGTTTGATGAAATTGAAGTTAACATAATTAATAATCATTCAACTATTTTTGAAGTCCCAGAGGAATTTAAAAACAGAGTTATTGTTCATAATCAATCACTTCGTGCAGATTGGGGTTGCGGAACTCCAGCTAGAGATTGGAATCAAGCACTAGTTCTTGGATTTAAAAATCTTAACGAACCCCAATGCAATCAAATAATACTCTGTCAAGACGATGCGGTATGGGAACCGGGATGGTATAAAACTTTAAGAAAAATTCACAAACAATACGATTTATATCAATGTAGTTGGGGCGATTGTTTCATTAGTATATTACCTAATGCTATTAAAAAAATAGGATTGTTTGACGAAAGGATGTGCACCTTAGGGTATTATGAAGGTGATTTTTTATTAAGAGCATGGTTGTATCATAAAGACAAAGTATCTATAAATGATCACCATCATAGAAGGGTTTGGAATCCAACTGAAGAAGTGGTAAAAAGAGCATCTGACGATAGATCAACGCCTAGATATATGCAACATAGCGGAAATATTTTTAGTCTTAAATGGCCCGGCATTGATTCTCAGAGGTGGGAAAAAAGCCTATTTAAAAATCCGCCAAAGCATAGTGCTATACCTAGTTTTATTTTTTATCCCTATTTCGAAGGTGACATTGAAGATTTATCAGGTAAAGGATATATTATATTATGAGAATAATCAGCCATAGAGGAAACATAGCCGGTCCTAATAAAGGATCTGAAAATAATCCTTCCTATATTTTAGAAGCGATCGATCAAGGTTATGATGTTGAGATCGATGTTTGGCTAATCGACAATAGAATACTGTTAGGACATGATTACGGTCAACACCAAGTAGAATTAGATTTTTTAAAAAATAAACATCTGTGGTGTCATGCAAAAAATCTAGAAGCTTTAGAATTTATGCTGAACAACGACATACATTGTTTTTGGCATCAAGAAGACGATCGAACAATTACTAGTAAGGGATTTGTGTGGACCTACGAAGGAAAAGATCTAGGAAGAAAGAGCATCGCTTGTTGGATGGATGCTGACGGAAATTTTCCTTCGTCGATCGTATTCGGAATATGCACCGATTACCCAGACAAGGTCAAAGAGATTTTAGAACAAAATTAATTATTTTGAAAATCCAACAGTTTCTCTTTCGATATCGTCGTGATCGAACTCTGCCCAATATAATTCAAAAGCAATACAATCTGTAACGGCTTCAAACTGATGGTATTCTCCAGGAGCAACTTTTGTATATTGTCCTGCCTTTAATAGTGTTTCGTCGACTAGATCATAATTATTCTTCCATACTCGAATAATCATTTCTCCTTTTTCAACAAAAAATCCGTTCCATTTATACTTGTGTTTATGCTTTGAACAGACACCGCCTTTCTTGGCTTCGATACGATGAAATTCTAAAACACCGTTGGCTTCTAATAATTCTGTCTGTCCCCAAACTTTACCCGCTTTCATATTATTCCTTTAATTTTTAAAAATAAGTATTGATGTTTTTCGCACCAGCGATATTCAAATACAGGTTCTCCCGGGCCGCATATCATGCCAACTCCAAGATAAGCCGTTTTTAACCAAAGATATTTACCTGTGTAGAAACAACGTCGAGGCCAAATACTGAATTTTAATTCCCAGCCGATACAGCGACGTTTGAAATCTTCATTATTCCACATTAGGCTGTCTAGTGGCATTAGACTAGTTTATGTAGTTGTAAAACTTCGCTCTGACGACTAATTTCTTTTACAAAAAATGCACATGGGGGATTTTCACCGTCGGTTAACGGAACAGTCAACAACTGCCCATTCTTCATTTTAGGAAAATACCATCTGACATCTTGATAAATGTTTACAATTTCAATTGGAGCATAGTCGGCTTTGAATCCTTTAATAGGATTAAACAGCAGAGCATCAAACCCTCGTTCATTAATACTCGTTAATGGAAGAACTTCGGGATCTAATCCGCAATCTTTGTCCCCTACTACCATACACCAATCTAAAGGCATTTGAACTTCGTGTCCTCCGATATTTAATAGAATAGCAGGACTATTAAACGACTCAAGGAAGATTAAAGGCATAAAAAAGAAATCAGGTTCTGCTGGATTAGAATTATCTAATACGCTAAATCTAGTATCTTCGTCTACTTCTTCCGGTAAATCATTTAAATCAAATGCTGTATTGTTAAGTGTTAAAATTTTCATCGTTTTTTTCCTTGAATGCTACTGTATCACTTTTGTGCTTTATTAAAGTATAACCTAAAGTTTGAAGCCAAAGAATGATAATATCGTTTTCGTTTCTTTTATTCTCGAACATAATCACAGGCTCGTATTTTTTAATAGTTTCCAACGAACCCATTATAACTTCTTGTTCACCTTGTTCTACATCTATCTTTATAAAATCAACATTAGTGAAATTAAAGTCGTCTAATCTCTTAACATCGACTTCAATAGTTTCACCGATCCAATTTAAATTTCTTCTAACAGCTATAGATCCGTCGGATGCAGGTTGGCCGGTTGGAATAATTAAATTAGTTTTGTGATCTTCTTTTCCTAATGCAAAGTTATACGTTTTTATTTTTTTATTTTCTTTTAATATATTAAAACTATTCGGATTAGGTTCAAAGGCTATCACGGTTTCAAATTCATCTAAAAAAGGGAGAGACGTCTCGCCGATGTAAGCACCTATATCGATATATGTTCTCTTATTTTTTAAGAAAGGATATGCCCATTCTCTTATTTTTCTTTCGCTCATGTATTAACCTTGGTTAATGTAAAGGGGTATTTGGCCTCTTTGTAATATTTTTTACGCTCAGTGAGATGTCTTTTGGCATACTTGCAGGTGCTGGTAATGTCCCAGATTTGGACGAAGTCCTTGTCTTCTGCTTTTCTAATGCCTCGGCCAATGCTCTGGATAACGCGGACAAAGCTCTTTCCGGGCTCAATAAGAACCAGATTAAAAATCCTTGGAATATTAATACCCACAGCGGCCACACCGTAAGTCGCCACAATAATCTTATCATTACTTGTTTTAATTTCATCATATTCTTCTTTCCTGTCGTCTAGTTTAACAGCACCCGAAATAAAAACAGCATCTGGTAATTTCTTGATAAGTTTATTTCCTGTGTCGATTCGGTTAACCAACACCAACGTATTTCCCGATACTGATATATTTTTAATTTTGTCAGATATCCAATCTAATCTTTTATCATCTGTAACTAACCATGTATATTCTTCTGCATAACTTCTAAAAACTTCAATATCGTTGGTCTGCAATATCTGTATATCTAACTTTGCTAAGACATCCTTCTGTTGAAGATCGTGTGCCGATACCTGATTGATAACAGGACCGATACTGGCTAATAGGCTTTGAAATTCCCATTTTTCTTTAGGAATCGTCCCAGTTAATCCCCAACGTATAGCACAGTTTCTAAAGTTTAGTGTTGCTAATCTCATCAACACGTCTGCTTTGGCCTGATGAACTTCGTCAATAATAATAGCACACACGCCCTCACAAAATTCTGCCAGGGTCAACGAATCTGAATCGTGACTTTTCTTTTCTAATACATTAAGGCTTTGCCATGTGCATATGGTATGCGTCTTGTTTAATTCTTTTCGGTCTCCAAAATATACACCGACATCTAATCCTAGATTTCGATAATCTTCTTCAGTCTGCACAACAAGACTTTTGTTTGGCACAATGACCATAGTTCGACCATAAGGTTCGCAAAGATGAGACAATGTTGCTGTAGTGATAGTTTTACCAGCACCAGTGGCTACCTCTTGTAGGCTCTGTGGATTCTCTAAGAATTTATTAACAACGTCATATTGATAATCACGCAACACGATTGGCTTGCCCGCTTCGGGATGGCCTTTGGGCCAAGTCTTACCTTGGTTGGCCCAATAATTTTCGCCGATAGTGGGGAATTTTAAAGATTTATGTTGTCTAAGATCTTCAACTTCTATTTCGTAACCTGAATCCTCAATGATAGGAAGTATAACATCAAGATGTGCCAAATAACCAGTTCCGCCTATTCCGAAAAATGTTTTAGTTCCATCCCATCTGCCTAATTTATAAGCCGGCATATGTCTTGCATAGGGTAGATCAAATTTTAATTGATTGACGATTTTTCTTCTGGTCTCAACAGCGAGCCCATCTATTTTGATATTAACTTCGTCTTTTATAATTAATTTACAAATTGACAATTTTTTGTTCCTTGTTCTGCGACGGTTTTATATCTCCTAGATAAATCACGCAAGGATGGCTACTAAACCAGTCTCTAGAAATCTGGTTAGTAGACGGATATAAATTATTACTTGCTAATATTTTAACAGATGTTGATTCTTTAAACAACCACTTTGCTGGCTTATGGTTAAAGATTAAAATCTTTCCTTCATTGACTTTGCCACCAAAGCCGTTAGATCGTATCCACTCATTCAATTCTGGATTTTCTGTTTTATCTGCTCTAAAACAGACCTTGATTTCACGTCTAGGTATACCGACTAAGTCTAATTCTTTAGTAAAAGCGTCTAGCCACTCTAATGTTCTGCCAACACGATCTAACACTATACATATCTTGCCATCGACCTGTTTGCAAATTTCTAAAAATTCTCGATTAGAATTTAACCAGAACGAGTTTGTGTCCGAACTAGCGATTTTTTCTATGGGATTTTCAGGATTTTTTGCCAACAAAAATCCCATATCCTTTGCTAGTAAAAGGTCATTAATTAAATTATTATTTTTATTTGTATTCCAGAAGTCGGCGGCATCAGCTGTTGTGTTATGAAGAACAACCTGACCGTCTTGTATCGTAGAGTAAGGGGAAATCTTTTCTTGATCAGCCCAAATTTCTTCAACTTGCGCCACTAAATCTAAGAAACTTTCGTCTATTTCAAAATTATTATTTTTTACAAATTCATAAATTTGTATAACGTTAAAATCCTCTGCTTGAAATTTGCGAATCTTTCTTTCAGGATCCCAAGTCTGGTAAGATGAAATTTTTTCTCCACAAATTTCTTCATCTACTTGCTTTTTTAGCTGGTAAGGAAATTTAGCACATATGAAAATCTTACCAGTTTCGTCGAGTTCAACAAAAATCTTTTTAGTATAATCTATAGTTCTAAAATTGTTTTTCCATACGGGACTATCTAATGAATCGAGGTAGTCAAAACCTGCTATCTGGCAAAGATTTCTGTATTTGTGTAAAAGTTTAAGGATGAATCTTCCTTGATTTTCGGTGAGTTGATTATCACTTAAAATGTTTATTGTAAAACTTTGTATAATAGAAATATCTTGTCGTTGGACTGCGATAGCTCGATGATCGACGAGCTTAGAAAATTCTATAAAAATGTCTTCGATAAAACCGGATGATATCATATTTTTATTATAGACTTCGTAACGAAGAAAGTCAACCGGTAATTAAGGGATTAATCTATAAAATGGTATACCTTGACTTAATTCTTCGAGTGTCCATTCTGTATGGCATAACTTTAAGAACCATTCTTCCCTGTCAGATAGCAAAATATTTTCAATATTTTCCACTTTACCTGATAATTCTCCGGCTAAACTAGTTTTATCACATATAACGGGTGTTCCTTGTATTGCTGCTTGAACAGCAGGACCACTGTTATGATTGATAACACAGTGATAGTTATAGTCGATGTTGAAATCATCATAAGTCCCTGGAAGTTTTACAGGACTTTCCAAACGTGTTCCTGGTAGATCAACTCTAAATGGTGACCTTGGATGTGGTCTAATGACTATTTTCCTCTTAGAATATCGTTGAATTTCATATACTAGATCTTTGACCCATGTTGTCATCGGAGGCATACCTTGCCATTGAAGACTAGCTTGATGCTGAGTGGCTATTAATATCTCAGGTCGACGATTAACTTTAATCTGTCCTAGGACAATACCTAATTTTTTCGGTCTATCGGGATCGAGATTATCAATATTTCCAAATTCACCAAGGCTGTTAATATGGTCGAAAGATATCCTCCAGGTTAATCCTCTTTTTAAATTACCTACCTCTATGATTAATACTTTTTTACCTTGTAATTTTGCTTCTCTATATATTTTTTGATTCGAAGCCATGCGACCTTGCCATAATACAGACCATATTACAGCAACATCCTCACCGGTCGTGACGATTTCATGTCCGGCGTTCCTTAATCCTTGTTCTACAGCATTAAAGACGGGAGGACTGTTCAGTGCCCCATACTCTCGATATAATTTGAATCTCATATGACTTTATAAATAACTGAGTATTTAATGTCTACGATGAGTAAATTTGCAAAAAGAATTACCAAATTTGTCAAAGAACCTGAATCAGCATTGGTTTTAGGATCGGGCTTCGGTATGCTTGAGGAATTGATTGAAATATTTGACACGGTGTTTGTTGTTAATACTATTCCGCCTGAAATAAAATCTAAAAATTTAGTTTATAGACAGAATTTTGATGATATCGGACAAATAGGAAATCCTTCTGCGATTTTAGTTGATCTTTTACAGCTACACAATTTAAATCATTGTGTCAGTTTGTGGTCTAGGTCTCGTCCTTATATACTAATCGAAGGCAACGACCTAGTTGATAGAGAAAAAACAAGATTGTTATGGAATTTTCACTATCGGCCAGTAGAACAGATGGGTTTTTTTCACGGTTGGAAGATGATGCAATGAAAATATCAGTGGTTACAACATTTCACGAAGCTGGGCTTAGAAAATATGGTCAACGGATGATCAATACGTTCATTGAAAATTGGCCGAAAGAGGTTACTTTACATCTTTACCCAGAAGAATGTAATCCTCAAGTTCCAGATCACAATAGGATCACTTTAAAACGCCTCGAAGAACTTCCGGATCTTCAAGCATTTAAAAATACATGGCGAAATGTGCCAAAGGCCAACGGTGATGTTAGCAATGATCCTGTTAGATCAAAGAGACGAGACGCCGGAAAAGGGTTTAAATGGGACGCTATTCGTTTTGCACATAAAGTTTATGCTATTTTTCACTGTGCCAAAGAAACAGATGCAGATGTTTTGTTGTGGATGGATGCTGATACTATCTGTCATAGTCCTATTTCTTTTGAAGCACTAAAATCCTATGTTCCTATAGAGAAGATTTGTGTTTTTTAGG